AAGGATGCAAGATATGTTGACTTTTAATTACTATGACTATAAAAGAAAACATTTTACCACAGAAGATATTATGGACAAAGAGAGAACCTTACGTCATATGATGAAACCAAATACATGGAAAGAACTAGTCAGTACAATTTCTGTTGCAGGATTTAGTATGGATAAGATTCAACCATTTTGGAGAAACCATACGTTTGTGGGTGCAATTGTAATTAAGTGACATGGCAATCTATCTAAATAAAGAAAGCGAAAAAGTTTTATCATTAAGTGATGAAGATTTTTATGAAATGGAATTAAATGAAAATATGTTATTAGAACTAGAGCATGATGGTGTTGGTTGGACAATTAAAAAAAGTAAAGCCAATATCGTAAAGGTAAACATTTATGAAAGTTAGACAAATAACTTATGCAGATCCGTGGCCAGAAATTCTGACATGGGAAAAGGATCCTGTTCGTCCAGAGTTGAATAGAGAGTTTCGTCATATGCACGGCCGTGAAGTATACACTAATGAAGGTGCTATTATATGTGTGGCCTACTGCAACGATGTTCCTAAGACGGTAGAAGATTTAACTACAATGGTCGGACTAGATCATGCAGTATTTTATACTGTTTGGAGTAAAGTTGGTGGTGCTGGTCGTCTATTAGTAACCGATCTTTGGAAACATATGCTATTGACAAAACCACATATAAAACGTTATGTTACACTATCTCCTAAAACAGAAATGGCTTGGAATTTTCACATTAAGAATGGAGCAATTCTCTTAAATGAAAATGAAGAAAGTGATAATTATGAATACAGCGAACAAGAGCTTATCCGAGAAGATCCATCTTGGCATAAAGAGAAAATAAAAAGAACTGATTATGGACCAGAATACTAACGGTTGGAAGTCTAGAGATTCTTATGTTCCCGAAATTACTGTAGTTACCGTTTTATTTGACGGAAGAAATACAGGCATTCCTCATAGTGTTGGAATTTATAACGAGGAATGGGTGAATCGTCTTTATAGGGGTATAGAAAGAAATTATAACGGCACCTTTGAATTTATTTGTTTGACGGATAAAAATTATAAATTTATTCCTGGTGTAAAAGGAGTTCGTTTTGAAAGATCCGTAGATCAGTATGGTTGGATGAGTTTGATGGAGATGTATCGTCCAAATCTATGTAAAGGTAAAAGAGTTACATTTGGTTTAGATACCATTATCACAGGTCCACTGGACGATATTTTTTCAGCCGAAGGTAAGATTGCAGTCTGTACCGACCCTCTTGTACCGAGCACAATATGCAATGCAGTTACATTATGTAATGATGAGTTTTGTGAGGAGTTTTGGAATCTTTGGAAAAACAACGAATACACTATTTTAAAAGATAATGTTTTAGAACTAGCTGGTGGATCAGCTCCATCAGAAATGATTTTATTAAGAAATCATTATGGTAATAGTCCTAGATTGGATCAATATTTTCCTGGTCGTATTTTGAGTTATAAAGCTCATATTCGTGATGATCTGGGACATGAAAGAATAGACAGAATAAAAAATGCAAGTATTGTTTACTTTCACGGACATCCAAAACCACATCAAATATCAAATAGAAAATGGGTAAAGAAACATTGGGCATGAGTAATTATATACATCCAACATCCACAGTAGATTATGACGTAAAGCTAGGAGATAATAATTATATTGGACCATATTGTTATCTTACTGGCAATTTGACCATAGGAGACAATAACAGATTTGAAGGATATTGTTCAGTTGGTACTCGTCCAGAACATAAAGATTATTGGGAAGAAAATGGTTCTACACAAATTGGAAGTAATAATGTTTTTCGTGAATTTGTTACCATCAATGCGGGTACTGAAAATGTAACCGAAGTTCACGACAATATTATTATGCTGAGAGGATCGCACGTTGCACACGATTGTATTATTGAGAATGGAGTAACCTTGAGTGTCAATGCAATTATGTTAGGCCATGTTCATGTAATGAAAGAAAGTAATTGTGGAACAGGATGTCTTGTTCATCAGTATCAAGTTATTGGTTCTTGGTCAATGATTGGTATGGGTTGTGTTATTCCTAAAAAGTCTGATATTAAACCTGGTGGAGTTTGGGTAGGTAATCCAGCAAAGTGGTTAAGAGAAAATACACATAAGACTAATAATATAACCAAAGGAGAATACAATCACGAAATAGTAAGGTGGCGTGATATTTTGGGTCATCATTTACCAACAAAGAAAGTATAATGTTCAATCCTTGTCTATTAGTCATGCAGCCTAGAAACATTAAGCCTGCACTAGAATCATATAAAAAAAGTTTTGATATACCTATTGTATTTTTCAGAGCGTTTACAGAACCTCAGGTAACGATACAGTTAAACAAGTATATAAAAGAACACGACTATACTCATTATGTTATTATTGGTGATGATGCAATTGTGACTAGACAGGCAGCCGATACTGTGTTAAAATATACAGAGAGTAGTGAGTGTGATGTTTTTACTGGTTGGATGAATATGCACATAAATCCCGATGGTGGTTTTAGTGATGAGTCAACCGTCAATCAAAATATAATTCGTTGTGATGATCCGAGTTGGGGACCTCAGAGAAAAGAATACGGCACTTGGATAACTATGGATCAGATGAGACAATTACCATTAGAGCTTGTGAGAACAAGTTATGCTAACTTTGCATTAACTGGTATGACAAAGGAGTTATGGGAGAAGTTTCCGATTTCGTGTTGGCCCAACGGCAATTCTTCCGATCATCATCTATCATTAAGATTACAAAATAAAGGTGTAAAAGTTTGGACACATCCTAATGCATTTATCAGACATTTAAGACGCGGTTGGTCTCCTTTACCTCACCATTGGTTAGTTGGTAATGTGCCGCCGGAGATTATAGAATGGCAGAACTAAAAGATTGGTTGAATAGTATCAACTACACTAAGAAAGATATCATGGTTGATGAATATGAGGAAAAGAAGTACCCTGCATACATCATTAACAAATGCCTGTCGGCCCATACTGATTGTTTGTTTTATGTGAACGAACTTAACCGTCTACATCATTTGGACAAACGCCTTCAAAATGATTTTTTACTAAATAGTATAGGAAAACGGAAACGATTTGCTAAATGGTTACGTTCATCTAAAGTCAAAAATCTTGACTTGATTAAAGAATATTATGGCTACAGCAATGAGAAGGCCAAACAGGCCCTCGATATACTTACTGCTGACCAACTTGAAATAATAAAAACTAAAATTAACAAGGGCGGTAGACATGGACGAATTGGAGTGGACTCCTGACTTAATGCTAGAAGTCAGTTTGGGAGAGTCAGACGACTTTCTCAAAGTTAGAGAAACTTTATCCCGAATTGGTGTTGCTTCACGAAAAGAAAGAAAACTTTATCAATCCTGTCATATATTACACAAACAAGGTAGATATTTTATTGTACATTTCAAAGAGTTGTTTGCATTAGATGGAAAACCAACAAGTATTTCCATTAACGATGTTGAACGAAGAAATACAATTGCAGGATTATTATCTGATTGGGGATTGATTGAGATTGTTGGAAATAGTGAACCAAGAGCACCTTTATCACAGATAAAAGTTTTATCATATCGTGAAAAAGATGAATGGATATTGGAGACAAAATATAATATCGGTTCAAAGAAAAAAATAGATTAATTGGAGATTATATTATGAGTGTGATGTTATTGAGATTGACAACAGGCGAAGACATTGTTGCAGAAATAAAAGAGAATGAGAATACTATTACGTTAGAAAATCCAGCCGTTCTTATGCCAATGCGTGATGCTGGTGGCGGTAATATGCAAATGGGATTTGGGCCTTGGGTTCCCTTCGCTGCAAGCTCTAAAGTGAAAGTCGATATTGATCGTGAAAAGGTAATGTTTATCATTGAACCCAATAGTGATATTGCAAATAACTATCGTCAGGCCTTCGGTTCGGGAATTGTAGTTCCACCTAAGGCAACAACACAACAGGTACTTACATAGTCTTGACTTATTATATAAAATCTTGTATAATAAGTTTATGACCGAATCTTTTTACAAAAACGTAATTCAGAAAGGTAATCAATTGCTGATTCGAGCAATTGATAATGGCAAACCTGTTCAGTATAAGTATACTCCTAAACCTACTTTCTTTGTTCGTTCAAAGGAATCTTGTGCCTGGAAAACATTAGAAGGCAAAAACGTTCAGCCAGTTCAGTTGGCATCAATTAGTTCTGCCCGAGACTTTCTTTCACAGTATCAGGACCAACCTGAACTTGTACACGGCATGGAAAGATATCCCTACGTCTGGATTGCAGACAACTACGAGGGCTATGTCGATTGGCAGATGGACAAGATTCTTATTCTTTCTCTCGATATTGAGGTTGCAAGTGAGAATGGTTTTCCAGATCCAACTGTAGCTGAAGAAGAAGTTTTATCCATCACAGTAAAAAACCACCGTACCAAAAAACTTATGGTGTGGGGTATCTACGAATACAAAAATACTCGTGATGATGTTGAGTATGTGCATTGTATTGATGAGAGACAGATGCTCGAAGAATTTGTTTCTTTCATGGTCGAAGTTCAACCAGATATTATTACTGGTTGGAATACCACATTCTTTGATATTCCATATCTTGCAGTTCGCATTACAAAATTATTTGGTGATAAGATGCGAAACAATATGTCACCCTGGAATATGGTATCTGAAGAAAGAACGACAACTTTTAATAGAGAACAAATCAAATACAACATTTGGGGTGTTGCTAATTTAGACTATTTGGATCTTTATAAAAAGTTTACCTATAAAAACCAAGAGTCATATCGACTTGATTATATTGCTGGCGTTGAACTCGGTGTAAAAAAAGATGAGAATCCATATGAGACTTACCGTGATTGGTATACAAACGATTATCAATCATTTATTGACTATAACATAAAAGACGTAGAGTTGGTCGATGCTCTTGAAGATAAGATGAAACTTATCGAGTTGGCTTTGACGATGGCCTATGAAGCAAAAGTAAATTATATGGATGTGTTTTCTCAAGTTCGTATGTGGGATGTGACAATTTATAATTATCTTCGTGAGAAAAATATTGTTGTTCCTCAGAGAGACACGAGAACAAAGGGTTCTCGATATGAAGGTGCATATGTAAAAGATCCACAAACTGGAAGTCACAACTGGATTGTTTCGTTTGACTTGAACAGTCTGTATCCACATCTTATTATGCAGTACAATATATCACCAGAGACTTTAATCGAGCAAAGATTTCCAGAAGCAATTTCTGTTGACAAACTTTTGCAGGAAGAAGTCAATACAGAAATTCTCGGTGACAAACTTACGGTAACTCCAAACTCAGCTTGTTTTAGAAAAGACATTCGTGGATTTCTTCCAGACTTGATGGAAAAAATGTATGGTGATCGTGTTAAGTTTAAAAAGTATTCGTTAGAAGCAAAGCAAAGATTTGAGAATACGAAAGATAAAAAGTATCTTAACGATATCTCTAAATATAACAATATCCAAATGGCGAGAAAGATTGCCCTAAACAGTGCTTATGGTGCAGTAGGTAATCAGTTCTTTCGTTATTATGATGAACGACTTGCAACTGCAATCACAACGGCAGGCCAGTTGAGCATCAAGTGGATTGAAAAGAAGGTAAATGAATACCTGAATAAAATATTAAAGACAGAGAACAATGATTATATTATTGCATCGG